CGGCAAACAACTTGTTCGCAAGTACAAAATCAGCCCGGCGCTGAAGAAAGAAATCGCAAATCTAATCCAATCTTAATCTAATGAAATCAGTAATCGAGAAGCTCAGAAATGACGCTGAGTACTACACGGGTATTGGCAAACAATACCTAAGCAACTCAGACATCGGGACCCTGTTGACCAATCCAAAGGAATACGGAGTACCCCGCGAAGACAACAAAGCCTTTGCAGAAGGACGTTTGTTTCACCAATTAATCCTTGAGCCTGAAAAGGCAGTTGACTTCCATCAGGTGGACGTAAGCACCCGAACCACGAAGGAGTACAAAAACTTCATCGAGACCATGGGCTTACCATTCGCCATGTTGACCAAAGAGGTAGAGGAAGTCAAGCGACTTGTTGGAATCATCAAAGGGAACATTGCGTTCTACGATGACATCTATCAGCCCGGGAACATCTACGAAGAGCCGGCCATCAAGACCATCAAGGGGATGCAGTGGAAAGGCAAAGCGGACATCGTTACACCTGACTACATCATTGACCTGAAGACCACATCAGACATAAACAAATTCAAGTGGTCGGCTAAGGCTTATAATTATGACTCGCAGTGTTATTTGTATCAGGAGCTGTTCGGCAAACCGTTATACTTCTACGTCATCGACAAGGAGACCGGAGTGCTAGGCATCTTCAGACCATCCGAAAACTTTGTGAAGGGTGGGGAAATGAAAGTGGAACGCGCTATCGCAGTCTACGAGAAGTACTTCGGGAAGAATCCAACCGAGGATATTGAGAACCATTATATCGACGAAACTTTAGAGTAACCTTTTAAAAATCAAAATCATGTCAGAACAAAAAGAAAAAATCTTTGCAGAAGGCTTTTCATTTAAGCGCAACGAGAACGCACCCGACTATGTAATCGGACGCATCAGTATCAAAGTGGACGAGGCAATCACATTCCTGAGAAACCACGAGAAGAATGGATGGGTAAACCTAAACGCGCTGTACGCACGTAGTGGTAACGCATACATTGAGCTCGACACATTCGAGCCACAACGAGGAGGCGCACCCAAGGCAGCAGCAGCTCCAAAGGCAGCGCCGGCTCCTCAACCTGAGGTGCAGAGCGAAGAGGAGGAAGACCTCCCGTTCTAAACCACAATGACTGCGAGTGAATTGGGGGGATTTATCCCCCCTTTTTTTCCTCCAAACTATGTCAAAGTGGGTACCTCCCTATACTATATATATATATATTCTATTATTATTATTATTCTATAGAATACAAACTAAAGTTAAAATTGACATAATCGACAAGCAGTTTAAAATCAACGACTTAAACGAACATTAATTCGACATAACATTGACATTTATGGCATATCAGATAACAATCTTCCAAAACATCAAGGAAACAGCGACTCCGTTCTTCAGAGACGTCAACGTAATCCTTGAGCGTACCAAGGAAGGAGCAACCAAAGACCTTGTAAAGAAAATCAGGGCAGAAAAGAGAAAGCCTGAGAGAAACGAACTGAAGAAGATGCTCCCGGCAATTTGCTTCAGCGGTACATTCAACAAGAGAGCTGACAATGCACTAATCGAGCACAGCGGGCTTATCTGTTTGGACTTCGATGGGTATCAGAAGCAGAAGGAACTACTCCAAGACAAAGAGAACCTGAGCAAGAACAAATACGTCTACTCAGTCTTCATCAGCCCTTCGGGCAATGGCTTGAAGGTATTGGTGAAAATTCCTGCGGATGCAGAGAACCATACAAACTACTTCAACAGCCTAGAAAAGTACTTTAATTCGCCTTATTTCGATAAGACGAGCAAGAACATCAGCCGCGTGTGTTACGAGTCCTATGACCCGCTAATTCACGTTAATGAGAATAGCAGTATTTGGGACATCATCGAGGAGCCTGAGTACAAAGAGGTCCATAAGCACCGAGACATGGCAACGATTCCAATCACCGACGAGAACAAGGTGGTGGAAATCCTAGTCAAGTGGTGGACAAAGAAGTACCCAATGACTGAGGGGCAGCGTAATCAGAACGCATTCGTGCTTGCCATGGCATTCAACGACTACGGCATCAACAAGAGCCTAGCGTCCTACGTCCTGAACCAATACGCTACGCCTGACTTCACGGTGAAGGAGATTCAAATCACCATCGACTCAGCGTACAAGAACACATCGAACTTCGGGACCAAGTACTACGAGGACGAGGAGAGAGTAAACCAAATCAAAGCCAAGCTAAGACGCGGTGTATCAAAAAAGGAGATTCGTTCTCAGCTTCAGGAAGCCAACCTAGATGGAGACACTATCGAGTCAGTGCTCGCCAAGGTGGAGGAGGAGAACGCGAAACAAACCTTTTGGAGCAAGAACGAGAAGGGCATCATCAAGATAGTTCACATCCTGTTCAAGCAATTCCTTGAGGACTCAGGCTTCTACAAGTACTGCCCTGAGGGTGGTAAGAACTACGTGTTCGTAAAGGTGACCAACAATCTCATCGACCACACATCAGACAAGGAGATAAAGGACTTCGTCCTGAACCACCTGTTGGAACTAGACGACGTAAGTGTTTACAACTACTTCGCCGACAACACCCGATTCTTCAAGGAAGAGTTCCTGTCAATGCTATCAACCATCGACATCTACTTCATTGAGGACACCAAGGATGCAGCGTACCTGTACTACAAGAACTGCGCTGTGAAAATCACCAAGGATGAGGTAATCTCAATCGACTACCTTGACCTCGGCGGATATGTGTGGAAGGACCACGTAATCGACAGGAACTTTGTGGCATGCGAGGTGACATCAAGGTGCAACTATCGTCAGTTCATCAAGAACATCTGCGGGGATGACGAGAGCCGTGCTCAATCAATGGAGAGCACCATCGGATTCCTACTCCACGGATACAAGAACCTAAGCTTCTGCCCTGCTGTAATCCTGAACGACGAAGTCATCAGCGATAACCCTGAGGGTGGAACCGGTAAGGGATTGTTCATGAACGCACTGAGCTGCATGAAGAAGCTAGTGGTAATCGACGGTAAGTCATTCACCTTTGAGCGAAGCTTCGCTTATCAGTTAGTGTCTGCTGACACACAGATTCTATGCTTCGATGACGTAAAGAAGCACTTCGACTTCGAGCGCCTGTTTAGTGTGGTAACAGAGGGTCTGACCCTTGAGAAGAAGAACAAGGACGCCATCAAGATACCATTCAGCAAGAGCCCGAAGATTGCCATCACCACGAACTACGCCATCAAGGGTAGCGGTAATTCATTTGCCCGTAGGAAGTGGGAGCTAGAGTTACATCAGTACTACTCCAAGGCGTACACGCCACTCGACGAATTTGGCAAGCTCATGTTCGGAGATTGGAACGATGACGATTGGTGCGAGTTCGACAACTACATGATTGGATGCTTGAAGAATTACCTGCGCACAGGATTAGTGAAGAGCAAGTTCGTGAACCTCAAGATTCGTCAACTATCAGCAGAGACATCGCATGACTTCATCGAGTGGTGTGGGTTGGTAGATGACCAAGAGCGAAACAACTCACTGCATACAGACACTAGGCTGTACAAGAACGAGCTGTACTTAGACTTCATCAACGAGTATCCTGACTACGGACCAAAGGCCAAGATGACTATCAGCCGTACGCGCTTCTACAAGTGGTTGATTGCTTATGGGCTGTACAAGTATGGCTTAGCTCCTGAGGAAGGGCGAGACATCCAAGGGCGATGGATTGTTATTCACAAACGTAAAGAGGGGGCCAATGATTCAGAGTGAGATAGTTGAGCAAATCGCCGGGTACACGAACGCACGCATGGTTGAGTACTTAGAACTACTACTCAGCATTGTGAACAAACAGGTGCCCGTAAAAGTAGGAAGGGGGAAGACTGCCACTACCGAGTATGAGTACAAATACAAGGACTGTGACGCTACCCGTGAACGACTTCAGAAGAGCCTTGACTTCTACAAAACACAAGATGATATGACTAAAGAATTTCAATTCAGACAATACCAAACAGACATCATACACGCAGCCTTTGACATCTTATCAGAGCATGGCTTCGTGTATCTAGCGATGGAAGTAAGGACAGGCAAGACACTGACAAGCCTAGGCTTGGCGCAGTACGCAGGAGCAAAGAAAGTTTTGTTCGTCACCAAGAAGAAAGCCATGAGCTCAATTGAGGATGACTACAAAATTCTAGAGCCGGGATACATCTTGAGGGTAATAAACTATGAAAGCCTCCACCATGTAGCGAATGAATATAAGTGGGACGTAGTAATTCTCGATGAGGCCCATGGCCTAGGCGCATTCGCAAAGCCAAGTGAGAGAGCAGTGGCTGTGAAGAACCTCATCGCCAAGGTAGACCCAATGGTTATCCTGTTGTCAGGGACGCCTACTCCCGAGAGCTACTCCCAAATGTACCATCAGGTGTATGGCATTCCCGGGAACCCATTCCGTGAGTTCCAAAACTTCTACCGCTTCGCTGACACATACGTACAGGTGAAGCAGAAGAAAATCAACGGGCTATTCATTAAGGACTACAGCCATGGGTTGGAGAACATCATGCACGCAATGAAGCCGTTCATGATTAATTACTCTCAGGCAGAGGCAGGATTTGTTACGCAGGTGACAGAGGAGATTCTCGAGGTAGAGATGAAAGAGTCAACCTACAAGTTGATTAAGAGATTGCAGAGAGACTTGGTCATCGAAGGCAAGGACGATACCATCCTAGCGGATACTCCTGTGAAGCTTATGATGAAGCTGCACCAAATGTATTCAGGAACTATCAAGTTTGAGAGCGGCAACAGCATGATTCTAGACACGAGCAAAGCTGAGTTTATCAAGGAGCACTTCTCCGGATGCAAGCTAGGCATCTTCTACAAGTTCAAGGAAGAGCTCAACGCATTGCAGCAGGTGTTTGGCGACGAGCTGTGCACAGAGCTTAGTGTCTTTGAAGACACTGACAAGCACATCGCCCTGCAGATTGTATCAGGACGCGAAGGCATCAGTCTCAAGAAGGCTGACTACTTGGTGTACTACAACATAGACTTCAGTGCGACTAGCTATTGGCAAAGCAAGGACAGGATGACAACCAAAGAGCGAGCGTTCAACCATGTATATTGGGTCTTTAGTATGGGAGGGATTGAGTATGAGATTTATAAAGCAGTTACAAAAAAGAAAGACTACACAGTAAACCACTTTAAAAAAGATTTTAATGAAAGATACAGAATTTAGAAGAGCCCGCGTAATGCAGGCTACTGTAAATGGCGTCATAGAATGGCGCGTTTACCTAGACGGAGAACTCATTGCACGATTCGTTCAATACGGGCATGCTACTTCCTTTGCTGAACTTTTAAATGAAAAGAAGCCATGAGTATTGAATGTATTTGCATCAACGACAAGAACCGACCTAGTGAAATACCCGCTGAAAAGTGGGTAGAGGAAGGTGAGATTTACACGATACTATTTGCTATTGTGGTATTACCTCAGCGCAGACTTGGGCTTCAGCTTGTGGAGATTGATTTAGATGAAAGCTGTGCCCCGTATGAATACTTTTTGGCAGAGCGATTCGCATTTCAAATGGAAGATTTGCCGAGGCTAGAAGAGTTCATCAGAGATTGTGGTCAGGCCAACTTATCAGTGCACGAATTAATGAAAGAAACGAATGTTAAAAGAACAGCAGATACAGGCCAAGCTAATTAAAGAACTTGAGCAGCAAGGATACTATGTCATCAAGTTGGTAAAGACCAACAAGAATGGCATCCCGGATTTGATAGCGATACCAAAAGATTCTGACGTGGAATTTTTTGAAGTGAAGCGATACGATGGGAAGGTATCACCGCTGCAAGAGTTCAGGATAAAAGAACTAAACAATCACGGAGTAAAAGCTGTGGTATTCAGAGGCCCTAAAGAAACAAAAGATGCAAAATAAAATCTACGAGACTGTACAGAATATAGTTGAGATGGTGACTCATACGAAGCTCACAGTTAACAACAGAAAGAGGGAGTGTGTTGACGCTAGAATGATATACGCATACGTACTCAGGCATAGTGTTGGCGCTTCGCTTGCGAGCATTGGAATGTCCATAAATAAGGACCACACCACCATCATACACTACATCAAAACGATGGACAATTTGTTAGAGGTTGACCGTGAGGTAGCTAGGAAGTATATTCGATGCAAAGAATTGCTTTTATTAAGCGAACAACCATTAAATTTATTGGATGAAAGAGATGAGATTCTTGAAATAAATAGACTGAAAGAACAGGTAGAAATCCTAGAAAGAAAGAACAAACTGCTAGAGGAAGAGAACAAAAGGATTACTAAGCAGACAGGAAGGTTCATGAACATTTTAGAACTCATCGAAGAAAACACTCCGTCAGGAGAAGAGTATTTGATAGAAAGAAAAATCAAGAAAATGTTCAATGAATGACACTGAAAAAAAAGAAAACGACAGAGCTGCGAGGATAGCGTTTATGACAATCGGCTATCACGAAAGCATCTCCACTATTTATGAGCAGGTAGTGGACCGGGAATACGACCCCGCAAAAGAACAAATCAAGTCGCTCATGAAAGACTTGAGGGACTTATACAAAAGCATAGAAGATGACGATTTTTGAAACTGAAGAAGACCTACGACGCGAGAAGAAAGCCATCGAGACATTTGTTAATGTGTTCGGTGGCTCATTCAAAAAGCTTGACCCACTTGACGTAGACTACAAAGTCTTCGACAAAGATGGGAAGTTGATTGCGTACATAGAGGTTAAGGGAAGAATCAGAAACATCAGAGATGCGTACCCATTACCGGTGGCATTGCGCAAGCTACAGAAGCTAGTAGACAAACGCCTGAACCCTGTCCTTGTGTGGGCATGTGATGATGGTATCATCTACGCCAAGGCAATGAGACTTACCGGTACAGTTAAATGGGGAGGTAGACCACCACGAGCTGACGCTTCTAATGACGCCGAGCTCATGGTGTATTATGATAAGCAGAAGGAGATGAAGTATGTACGCTATGTTTAGCGGTACATTTCATCCTTCATCTGTCTCATCATTGCTTCCTTCTCCTTACGCATCTGCTTTTTCATTTGCTCGATTTCGTAAGTTGGTGCATCAGGACCATAGAGTTGGTTGTAAAGCTCAGGATTGTAGCGCTTCATGTCTTCCTTATTCATGATGGGCTTAGACGGTGTTTCTTCTGCCTTCTCTAGGTCCTTATAGATTTCCTTGTTGACAACCTTGCGAACGTCTTTGTACAATGGAATCATGCCGAGGTTACCAAGAACTTCAAGCGGCAAGCGAACCTGCGTCTCCATCTCAGAGCGCTGAATTGCATCAGCCTCTTTCTTCTCAGGCTCAGTAGCCTTGCGGATAGCCAAGTCTACAGTCTTTGCGGCAGGACCAAATGGCCCCATCATGTTCATGATAAGGTCTCCCGCATCAGTCTTCTTACCCTTCTGCTCTTTAGGAATCACAGTGAACTGAAGTGCGTCTTTGTATGGGTCGTACTCACCATTTCTCAGGAAGTCTAAGTACTCCTCATTTGCACGCTCAACACCATAGTTAATGACAGACTTAGTGGCATTACCAAAGTCACGACCAAGCAGTAGTGACGTTGCAGACGAAGCCATAGCTTGCCCTACCTTTTGCATCAAGCTCTTCTCGTCTTCCTTCTCTTCGTCATCAACGAATAGGCTAGCAAGAGTCTCAGCCAAGATTGAGGATAGAATGGTATACATGGTCATACGAGTAGCCACAGCAGCAAGCATCGCAGCTCCCTGCTTCTTGGATACTGAGCCATTACCAACGGCAGCCATGATGCCTGTACGAGCAGTAATATATTCGTAAATCAAGAATCGTGTCATGTAGCTGTTGAACATGTTGAAGCCACGAAGCATTGCGCTTTGATTTGGCTTTGCAGTTCCCTTCAGCAATCCCATGAACGCATTGTCACTTGCACCTGCAGCTACCGATTTCTCGTCAGCAGCCATACGCGCAGCTTCAATAGCGTCACGGTTATCCGCCATATAAGTTTCGTCATTGTTCGCAATTTTATCGAAGTCAACATCTTTACCTGTCTCCTTCTTGAATTGATTAGCAAATGTGCCGAACCAAAGTGGACGCATCACAACCTTATCAGGCGTAGCAATAAGCGCATCAGCCGTAAGCTCAACAGCATTAGTGTACTTTTTTAAAGACAGGTTGTAAATCTGTTGAATTTTATTTGCAACATCATTCTGAGCACGGCCTCCTTTAATACCACTCGCTTGGTTCAAGATGTCAGTATCTACCAACTTACCGCTGAGCGTATCGTTGGGGAACAAACGGTTAGTCTGCTTGCTCTCTACGTTGTTGAGAATCTTAGGAGCATCAGCCGACAAGACAACGTCTCTTTGCTTCACTCCTGTAGCAAAATCTTTAGGGGCCATTACCAATGCGAAGCCAAGGTTGGAGGTAAGTTCCGCCACAAACCTAGGGGCACTAGCAAGTACAGCACGATAGCCTTGACGAGATACAAAGTTCACCGCGTCATCACCGAATGACGTAGCAGTGAAGTTGCTTGTCAACAGGTTTTCGACAGCCTCTTCAAACGCACGGTCAATCGCATTGAAGATGTCACGTTGTTGTTCAGTTGGCTTGCCGTCCTCGTTCATCATCTTGGACGTTTCGTTGATGGTCTTACGAGCTGTACGAATCGGCTCAGTCAAGTGGTAATCCATCAGCACGAACTTGGCGCCACGATTTGCAGAGGCAAACACGTCGAAGTTCAACGGAGCAACCTTCCCGGTACGCTCAATCAAAGACTTAGCTTTGGTTGAAGGACGCATAGAGTTGTTGTAGTCATCCACGAATGCCACTCCTGAGATAGCCTCATCGGGCCTGTGCTCATGCAGTGTGTTCAAATGAACGTAGTTGTTCAATGGATTAATCTTATCACCACGGATAATAGCTGCAGTGTACACAGCTTTGTCACGCATAGACTCGTTGATGTCTTGAATAGTTTCAATAGCCTTCTTCTCAGCTGAGTTGAATGAATCATACAACTTATCAGCATCAATCTGCCCATTGTCGTCAGTATACTTATCAAGAATCTCCTGAAGCATTACTGCGTCACGCTTACCGAAACTAGACTTACCGCCCTCAATGTGTTTGATAGTAGCCTTCAGATAATCTGAAGCTTCATTCACCTGCTTGTTGTTTGGGTTCGAGTTGTACTCAAGCTGAACCATATAGGTCATCATCTTGAACTTTGACATCAGTGTCTTATTGGCATCTTTCTTGAATGACTTTGACACAGCCTCCTCAGCTTTATCTAATCGGTTCTGAAGCTCAGTCACTGCAGAAGTGTAACGAGAATGCGCATCAGCAGCTTTCTCAAACAGTGAATTGAATATTGCCTTTGTCTTGAAATCTCCAAATACTTGGTCAATGTAGAACAGCGGGTTGCGACGAATCAATTCTGACATCGCTTCCTTCTTGGTAATCATTGACTTTAGTTTTGAGTAAACAGCCGATAACTTTAGTGGCTTAGCATTCTCAACAGCAGTCTTCAATGTCTTGGCATTGTTGATGGCATTCAATCTTTCAACCATCAGCTCAGCAAAGTGAGGCAAGAACCCGTTGTTGATGTTGTCAATAACACGAAGCAAGTTCTTCAATTGAGAATTGTCCAATCCTTTGACAGCGTCAGTCTTCACCAATCTAGCTAGCTCACGAGCAAGCTTACGCTCGTCAGCAGTTGGAAGCTCAGTAGTTGTAACCTCAGCCTGTTGAGCTGCCTTAACCAATACTTCTTTCTCTTCTGCAGACTCTTCTTCCGTTTGCTTTACACGCTCTACCATTGGCAACACCTTGGACTTGTACTTGCGCATTACTGCGGCCTCGTCCTCAGTGATGACCTCGTCTTCCACCATCTTCTTAATAGTAGCAGGATAGTCAAGCTTACCATCTTCATCAATAACTTTATCAGCGTATGACTCGAAACGGTCAGCCAACTCTTCAGCTAGTGATACCTCTTCGTCAACCGCAGTTAATACATCATCCACTTTTTTAGTCACCTCTGAAACCTCATCGAGTTTCAGTACAGCCTTGCGCTCGCCCATCATAGTCACCAACTCCATGTACTTATCAAAGACAGCGTCCGGGATAAGAGATGGGTTGATACTAAATAGACGCATCATCTGAGGGGCTACGCCTTCAGCGATACCAATCTTGGAACGAACATTCTTACGGGCAATAGGAAGTGCTTTTGAGATTGCAGCAAGCTGTTCTGCATACTGTGCGTTCTCAAATACTTTGGCCATGTAATCAACGAATCTTCCGATTGAGGCTTCGTCAAACATGTTGACACCACTAAACTTGCGAAGCACTGTGGCAGCTTGCTTTGTGCTAATCTTTCCGCCATCAGCCAAACCCTTGACATACTTTGCCAATGCTTGGCTAGTAGCCATCCATACTTTCTTGGCGTCTTTGGCGCCACGGGCTTTATCCATGAGCTGCTTCTTCAGCAACTCCTTCTCAGACATCGTAATTTTCTTGACGTCTTGAATCTCTCCAAATAGTTTCTCAGGTTTTGGTGCAGCTTTCTCACGCTTGCCAAACTCCTTACGCACATCGCGAACCATACGCTCACGCTGTACATCTGTGGCATCTTGGTACACACGAGACTTCTGAAGGTAGTCAATTGCATTCTGCATTGCCTTCTCTTCAGTGGCGCCACGCTCACGAGACTTCTCGATGATGCCTTGCAACTCTTTCTGCATGCGGTTGTATCCGGGAAGCTCCATCTCTGTGGCTCCCTCAGCCTTACCTGCACGCATCTGCATCTCAGCTACAGCCTTGATGGTGTCAACCACATCTTGCTCGCTCACTTTATTCTCAGCGGCAGCACGCTTGATGGCCTCTTGCAAAGTGATACCTGTTTTGACTAGGACTTTTACGCTCTTGATGATAGCCTTCATAACCGGAATAGCAACACCCATGCTGAGGTTGCCACGGCCAAATGCGTCAAGGTCTTTCTCTACCTTATCTAGGAAGTCAAGAGTCTTCTGTAGTGTGGTCTTGTCAGTGTTATCAGCGGTGAGCACTTGCTCAGCTGTAACTTCAGGACGGCTCTCTGCATATTGCTCAAGAGACTCAGGCGCAATGCCTTCGTTTCCACGGTCCCAATTTGTTTTATCTGCAGCATCAACCTTATCCTTGAATGCAAGTACCTCATCCATAAATGACTCAGGAAGGGTTGAATCAGGATTGGTAAATGCCTCGTAGTATTTATTGCTCAGCTCTGTGGCCTCGTTACGAAGATTGTCATCCACGTTGAAGTCACGCTGAACCTCATAGAAATAATGGCCAAGACCATCAGGAATCTTCCATCCCAACTTGTCTTGAATCCTTTTCAATTCGGTCTTAGCAAAGTCTGTCTTGCCTTGGAATCCATTGACTCCATCCTTAGCAAGATATGCCTGTGGCGTCATGACTTGCATCTCTGCAATCACGCCATTGGACATGCGAACTTCAATCAATCGCTTCGGATACCCAAGCTCAGTGTTCTCGTTAATGCGGCGAAGGTCAGGGTCAGTCGTTGGGTACTTGCTGTTGATTTCATTGTAGACCTTATCTACATCAGCAGGGTTCTCAACAATAATGTTCAGACGTGCACCGTCGCCAAGCTTTTCAGTGAAGCCACCATACCACCGCATTGTCTTGATAGACGCACGTGATGGGCGCTTGATTGGGAATCCTGATACAAAAGCATTCATGCCTTTGGTGGCGTCAGCTGCGATAGCATCGGCTTCTACCTTGGCATCTTTGTAAAGCTGCTCATTCACCTCAAACGTTTTCTCAACGGTTGGTTGAATCATTGCAGCCAACTCATCAAGGCGGTCCTGCTCTTCTGCGGTAAGCTGCTGCTTTGTCTTGGACAATTCAATCTGCTTATCACGAAGGACATTGTATTCCTTGGTTAAGTTCTCTACTTCTGTTGGGGCTTTTTGGAACGCTTCAAAAACATCACCTCTATCGTAGGTTCTTGTTTGGTCGGCTGTTCCTTCGTTTGTTGCGCCGGTATATTTAGACCGACGGATTTTAACATTTGCTCCTGCCACCGCATCAGGTCCGAGTACTTCCTTGACCGCTGTTGCGATTGCTGCTGATTGTCGTTCGTATTCATCTTGTTTTAGATTATATTGTTCTTCAGGTGATAATTTAGATTGCTCGTCTCCAAGGAACGTAATGATAGAAACCTTTAGTTCGTTGTCGTTCATGTTGAAAGCCTCAATGCCTTGCTCGTTCAGCTTGTTAGAAAGCTCAGCCATCTTCTCCCGAGAGATAGGCTGTGAGAATGAGAACCCAAGCTGAGGGTAGTATAGTAACCCATCACGTTCCTCAGTAAATGGCATATCGACAGTGTCATTGAAGACACTATTTTGGTCGTCAGAGTCAGACTCGAGGATGAACGCATCCTGTGAGTACTTTTCAGAGAAGTCGAATAGCATATCACTCAGCTCCTTTGTATTGGCCTGAGGGGTAACGCTAAGGGTCATGTTAAAGGCAGGCTCAAAGTTGCCCTGCCAAGACCCCATCTTGTGGTCTTTAAATGCAACCTTAGTTCCGGGAACCTTAGCAACACGGTCAACAATCTCTTGCTTGGTGTCGTTAAGAATCTGCTCCTCTAGACCACGAATCTGTGGGATGAGCGCTTCGTCCTTAGTCTCGTTGTATTGCTTTACTAGGCCGTCATACTTAACGGTCATGTCCTTCATACGTGCGGTAGTCTCATCAGAGCTACGAACAGTGGCAGGGGTAATTAATACTGAGATGTCCTTGACGTACTTCGGTCCTACTTTTTCTTCTTCAATCTTTTGGGTAGCGACTTGAGGTCCTTTGTCTCCTTCGCCCATTTCTTGCAGTCCCACTTGGGGTCCTTCGCTGCGTAACAGGCTTTCATCTGTGCTTTGCTCTTGAACGGCATCTTGTTTAGGTTTTAATAGTATTTCTTGAATTTGCTTATTGATGGCCTCAATTTGTTGCTTCTCTTGAACAACCAATACGTCGTCCTTATTTTGGATTTTTGTTTTAAGAGCATCTCTTTCGCTTAGCAACGTAGCAATTTTGGCTTTATCATCAACACTTACTTCTAAGTCTTTCACAGAGTTAGATACTTGCTGAATCTTATCAAAGACATATAAAGACTGCTTTGCATCTTCCTGTGTTATGTCTCCTGCTTCAACCTGCTTTTTCAAGTTGCTAGCTAACACATCACGAGACTTTGGCAAATTCGCAATGTCTAATTGCTGAGGAGTTATCTCTGTACCAACAGGCACATTATATATCTTGCCTAAATCAGCAGGCTCATCTTTCAGTATCTGACCAATCTTATCTTTGGTTGAATAGGTCTCAGCTTTACCCTTTACATAGTTCTTTGCATTCACTGCAGAAATAGGAGCGGTAAATACAACACCTGAACCTGCTCCGGTAACAAACGCATCTGCTACATTTTCAAAAGCAGGTTTACCCGCAATAACATTCTGAGTTATTTGAGTAGCTGCCTCTTCAATGCCTTCTCCTGCAAAACCAACTGCCATGCCACCTTTCTCTAGTGCAGTCTTGTACGTTTTTACTAATCCGTCTTTTAATATTTGAGCTGCTGCCTGCTTGCCTTCTCGTGCTGCAATATCTCTATACACTTGACCGATTGTTCCGGTACCAATGGCAGAGAATACAGACTCAGCAGCAGACATACCAAGAGCCTTCATCATGAGCTCAGACTCTTTCATGTTGGGGTCCATTTGCCTAAGCTCCTCTCTTTGACCTTCTGTGAGACCAACTGTCGTTGCTGCAGCAAGAACTTCAGGAGCGGCATAAGCGCCTCCCATCATTATACCTAAGCTAATAGGTACTGATTGAGCAATAGATGCACCAAGTTGCTCGAATCCATCTTGGTAATTCCCGTTTGCAAAGTTGTTTACAATACCTGATTCTTTGTAGTTCTTAGCTACATAATTAGATACTTCGCCGCTCAATATTTTTTTATCTTCCTTCGCCCAATCTAACAAAGGGTTCTTGATTCCAAAGTAATCTTTAAACTCTTCAGCGTTAGTGCTAATATCCCAACCTGTGGCTTCTGCTATTAGATTCTGAGGTATTGCAAATATGTTTAAGACTGTTTCAGGAATTGAGAATACAGCTTCATTGAAAGTTGCTGCTCCTGCTGCAAGGCTATTAAATAGGTAGTCACCATATCCTTGCTCTTCTTGCTTAGGCTTAGGAGCTACAGGAGTAGGGGTTGGAGCCCCGCCTAAATTGACAGGCTTAGGTCCGCCCATAGGCATGACCGGCGGCTTAACAAAAGTCGCATCTCTTTGAATGGCCTGAGGCTGTTGGAACTTATCCGATATAGACGAAACCGAAGAACCACCCTCCGAAGGAAATCCCGTAGTATCTTTTTTTTTTACGGGAGCAGCAGCGCCAATACCCATGAGAACCTTGTAGTCGTCAATGGGCTTTTGGTATCCGTTACTCACAAAAAGACTATAGGAATCCTGCAGAGCCTGTGGATTTGTGGCAATCAGCTTTTTAAAATCATTGATAGATTTTTTATAGCCATTACTTACAAAAAGGTTATATGCGTCTTGTATTGCTTGCTCGTTCATTATTCAAATTTAATCAATTAATATCCACCAATTCTTGTTTGCGCAGCGGCATCAGCTTTCACAGGCTGTTGAGTTCCTCCGGCAGGCTTTATGATTCCTTTAGATTTTAATCCACTCAAGTGTATCATCTTCTCTTCTTCTGTTTTACCCGGAACGTTCGCAATAATAAATGACTGAATATTTTCTATTGCTTGCTGTGGATTAGATAAGTCAACCGGTCCTGTAGTTTGACCATTTGCTTTTACTTCAATAAATTTCCCCGGAGTCCAAAAAGTTGAAGGAGTTTCTATTGTAAATCCAAGCGCCTGAACAATTGGCTTCAGCTTAGCTAGAGTCTGCTTCTCTGCCGTATCATTATCTGTAGCTTTAGATATTAAGTCAGGAGTTAATTTAGTACTTACATAATTAGCATACATCTCACTTGGGTTAGCGCTCTGAGCAGCAGCAGAAGCTGTGCCTTGAGCATTAAACGCTGTTCTTCCTGTAGCAACAGCTCCTTGTAGAACAGCATTCACATCAGCATTCTCTCCTACTAGTAATTTAGTTGCAGCACGTACAAAGTCTGCCTGACTCATTACTGTTCCATCAGGATTTTTAAATCTGATAGTCTTAGTGCTTCCATCATTCAGAGTTACATTGACACCATCTGCCGTTCTATTTACAGCCCTAACGTTTGGCAATCCATTGAAGTGGTCTACCGCTGCCTGAATCTCTCCTGAGTTACCGCTATACAGTTTGGCAAGCATGTTACCCTCTGTCTTAGCTGCTTCACGACCACGGCCTGCTTCATACTGCCACTGCTGTGGCTGTGGTTTCTGAGGCTCTTGGAATGGACGAATCTCCTCCTTGTGTTTAATCTGCTGCTCAATCTGACCTCTCATGTAATCACGAACGGCCTGCTCTTGCTCAGGCTTGAACACAGGCTTAGGAAGTCCTGACACGGGGTCACGCTCTAAGAAAATAACATTTGATTTTCCTTCAGCTTCCTTCTTGTCAAAGGTATAACTATATGCCGCGCCATTTTGGTCAGTACCAATGTCCTCAGTAAGAACAGATGATACGTTATATGGATTAGTAAGATAAGAGTCAATTGCATCAGTCACTGCTTTCTGATAGCCCGGACGTTTCATTGCATCCTCAAGGGTTATTACTTGTCCTGCAAGAGTCTGAGACCCACGCTTAATTTCAGCAGTGATATACTCAGCAAGCTTTCCTGATACCGCAGCTGTAGCAGCATTAGTATCAAACTTATCGAACTTGGCCTTGATTCGGTTACGCAAGTTGTTTACTGTCTCTACGTTATTGGTGAGCTTCAGGACACCTTGGTTGTCAGGGTCAGGCTCCATGATACCAACACTAAGTTGGAAGTCAGTAGGGTTAATAAGAATCTTTGACTTGGTGAAATTAGCAAATCCCTCAACTGTACCCATAAGATAATTTTCTAACTCTTGAGATGAAGTAGCAGGGTCAGTACTCTTCATGCGCTCCATCTTCACCTTGAACTCTTCTTGGTATTCCTTTGACAGGTTGAACACCTGCTTCGTGCCATCGTTGATGTTCTGACGCATAATGTTGTAGTCCTTCAGCTTTAGCTGACCTGACTTTAGCAAACGGTCCTGCATAAGACGAGCCTGCTGTGCATCGCTCGCATAGTCTAATGTCCACGCATTAAGACCCTGATGTTCACCTGTAGGTGCATTGGATAATTCCTCGCCGAAATCTCGAGAGGCTTTGTCAATGGCGGCTTTCTTTTCTTCACGTAGTTTGTTCTCCGTCGCAAGCATGTCGGAAAGACCTTTCCCGACCTCAGCCCAATTGACGTAACTATCAGCTTGCCGCTCAGCGTATTTATAATATGTGGCCATCTGCTATTTATTTATTTCTTAGGGAACATTGTTGCTCCGAGAGATTGCAAGTAGTCAGCGCCCAAGCCTGACATGTAATCTTGGAATCCGAAAGGAGTCATCATTCCTTGAATTGGTTTACCATTAGCGTCATATCCGGTAGCCGAATATCCTACCCCTGATAAGTTTGCAAAACGAGGGTCATTTCTTGAAAGACCAACGAGATTAGTTTGGAATTGCTCTTGAGTCATCCCGGCTGCTTGTGCCTGCTTTGACAAATCTTTAAATGCTCTAGCTCCTTCAGTTTTTTCAAACAACGGAACCATTTGCAACGCCTGCTGTCCAACACTCTGCAATCCTTGCATCCCTTGAGTAGTAGCTGCAGCTGCAGCTTGGCTTGCGTCACGAGCAGCTAACTGTGCCCCTTGCGCTTCAGCCAAGTCAAGACCAACTTTAGAATCACGAAGGCGAGACTCTTCTCCGGCCACGAGCTTGTTCAAGCCCATAACTTCTTGAGCCATGGCAGTACGAACGCCTGCTTGTCCTTGGTTGGCAGCCAACTGAACACGACCCGCAGTAGCGGCAGCACCACGCTCGCTCTCAACACCGGCCTCAATAGCCTGTGCTCCTTGAGCAAGTAACGCTTCACGCTCTAGCTCATAGGATTCTTTATTGATTCCTAGTTGCTCATAGAAGTTTACGTCCAATTTTTTACGGGCCTCCTCCAATGCTCTTGACGCTTCAGACTCAGCTTGTCGTTGTAGTTTTTTCTGCTTGCTCGCTTGAGCAAAAGACGCAGCGGTAGTTCCCGCTGATATTGCGAGTCCACCGACTGCTGCAATGGTTGTAAACGCTGCCATATTATAGTGCTTTAATCATTTCACTTGTGTACCCATCGCCTTTGACATACCCCAACTCTTGATAGGTATTCATTAGGATAGGGTGTTTAATTAGGGCATAGCTATATTTATGCCCTGTATTTTTACAAATATTAGTCAATGTATCGACCAATACTTTTATAGCTTCACTCCTGTGTGGCTTCTTTCTGTACTCCTTGTTGGAGATAATCCAATCTACCCAAGCCACTTTTGAGTTTGTGGTATAAATAAACCCTGCACATACAGGTACGTCCTCATCACAGACCATGACACCCCCCAATCCATTGTCAGGAAGGAAGTCTTTGGTAGGAGGTACCCACCCCCATTCTTCCCACCATCCCTTTAAGATAGCGTCATAGTCATTTTCGTTCAGCGGTCGTACATTAAATAGCATCTCTTACAAAGATATTGAAATTTTAAGGATAACTTTTCATCACTTCTGACTCTACTGCAAACAGTTCTATCTTGCTAGTGCTAGGATTCTCAAGAGTAAATAGGCAGTAGTGGCCCAATACTCCATGAGATTCTGCAACAGAGTTCTTAATGTAAAAAATGTACGGGTTCTGTATAGGTGGTATACCTCCTCCGGGGATGGTAGTATTCACAACCAACTTGTTGTTTCCTGCTACGTAATCCACGATGATGTTGGTAACCTGACCGCACAATACAGGGGCGTTAAAGTTTGGTGGCAAGCTGTAGTACACGATGTCACCAATACTGATAATGCTTCCAATGTCAATAGGAGAAGTTCCAATAGGGAATCTAATCTCTAGCGCTGAGGCAGGCCCTGTAATCACATTGCTTCTACCTATACCGTTCACAGAACGCAGTGGGTATTCAGCTGCGGTTGCAGGTACAGAGCCTGAGTTGCGAACGAATGCAAACCAAGATGCTTCTTTCTTTTCAAACCATCCTAATTCGATAAATCCCGAGTACTGTAAGTCGGTGGTCATAAGAGCATCCCAAGCAGCATCCCCTTCAAGGTTCATTGTCTTGAAAAGTTTGTTCTCAAGGGGGGCCGTGTTCATTACGCTTACCAACCTAGAAGTATACTGAACGCCATAGAAATTATTGCGAACATTGTTCACATTGTGCCGGTACAAATTGCCGCCTTTAAAGGTGTAGAAATAGTTATTCATTCCAATCATCCAATCAGGATTGAATGAGTAGAATGATGGCCATCCTTGGCTCATTTCGCTATATGTCAGAGTGTAATTTGGCATCTATTTATTTTAACAAGAGAATGAAGTAATATCAACATCAGGATTGTCACAAGAAATTATGCAAGCCCCACATATAGTTGCGCCTGTAGATATGTAATATCCTTGGCTACATGCTAAGAAGTTTGAGCTAGTATCACCCGCTAGTATCTCTATTGAGAAGTTTTGCGTAGAGTTGCCTACGCCACAGCTATTGCCCGGGAATACGTAAGATACTTGAACATCAAAAATGGTATCTACATCTACAGGTGTAGCTACAAATACGGCAGCTCCCATGTGGTCGTCAATTGTACCACCAATACATGGCTCCATGTATCCGTTAACTCCTGTTACACTAATAGGATTGCATGAGCTACACGCTCCTTCAACAGTTGCAGTATCGCTTCCTGAAGTTATGGATATAGCGATAACGTTTCCACCGTATGACAGATAGTAAACACCTGTAGCATATTCCTCAAACGCGGCAGATACAAACTGTGTGCATAGGCAGAATGAAGCATTGTCCCCGGTAACCTCAACAGGAATACCCGCCTCGCCGCATGCTACAGCAGCATCAGAGCCAAGGCTAGCACTGAATACAGTACTGCCTGAGCAAACGCCCAATGCAATTACAACACCATTGGCGTCTACCTGAAACCAAGTATTAGCCCCCGCATCAGAAGTGCGATAGTATCCGGCAGCAAGTTTTGTTTGACCGAAAGCGTCTTGGAATACCAAGTCATTTACAGTTATAACACCTGCAGCTCCGGTCACGTTTGCCAAGTAGTATGTCTGTCCGATAGGAGCCACACATGCTAATGTGCTTGATGCAAACATTGTACTGCAATCAATGACAGCAAGACTTGCAGGACAAGCCACAGTTACAGCAAAAGCGGTACCTGAGCATGGCCCAATCATCTTCAAGCCAAGAATTGATGGAGTCGCTTGCGTCTTTGGAATTACCATGATAGAAGCACCGGGTCCACCCACTGTAAAGTCTAACTGACCCGAAAGAACAGTCACGGCTTCTGATGTACCTAATGGCACAAATGAACCCGATTGATACTCAAACACCGGCAAGTCAATTGCCCCTGACGTAGGAAGCCCACAGTTTGAGCCTGAGTCACCTATGTATGTTGGCAGTCCGGGAGACCCTTGAAGCCATCCAAAACTAGGAGAAGACAGACCATTGTAAACTACGCTATTGTACGTGGCTTGGATACCATCAGGAACACTGTATGGGTCAAAACTAATAATAACAGCTCCAACGTCTGTGCCTAGGTCAATGTCTAAGTAGTAAACTCCTTGCTGACCTGACGCAGAGATTGCACCACCACAAGGGGTAGCGCATGATGGGCAGTTTACCTGAGGCAGCAATGCCCCGTCAACTTGCTCACGCACAATTGTCCCATCAGAATAAAATCCGTTTGGCGCAATAGCCGACAGCGCAGCATCCGTGTAGATTACAGATGCCGAGCCGAGCGATGGTGCGTCTAAGTAGTATGTTGCTTGTGTTGCCATTTATTTTCTTTTATGGATTACCCTCCACAGTTGCAGCACGCATCTGACTCGCTCTCTGAAGAGTAGCACAATGTCAGCGGCAACGCTTGTCTGTAATCCCAAATCATATATAAGTATTGTCCTGTTGTTGGAACAGTAAAGTCTGAATAGAAGTATGTGCCTGACCCTGATACGGTCGGGATAGTAGTGGCATCTTCAAGCAATGCTGCAATATCTGCAGGAGTATTTCCATACAGCGTATTACTCCTCAAGAACTTAAAGTTGTCGCTTGATGGGTCAAACACAAAGTCATCAAAGCCAAACTTATTGCTTGCCATCCTCATGACACTTCCTGCAGGAGGGAATCCACCTGTCCCGGGAAGACCTGTCAGCAATTGATATTGCGAAATCACAGGACTATCAGGGCTGCTTCCAAACGTAATTAAGCTAGACTGAGTTGGTGAAACAAAATCATCGCTAGTGTAATTGTACTCGTTGTGAATAAACAAACCATCTTCAGGGTTGCTTGTAGCACAAACGTTTACGATAGTCATGAACTCAGAGAATGGGCACCTAACATTGATGGTAAGCTCTACTGTTCCGACTGCATTAATTTGAATATCTAAAACCGTGGTATTAGGCAAGCTCTTGTCAATAACCAAAGAACCGCTTGTAGTAGAGGCACCCGTATTATAAGTTACTCCATTGTATACTGCGATGATTTGGAAGATTCCTGTACTGCCTGTAGGCACTGAGTACTCTAAAGTAGTCTCTCCTACCACAGGTCCTAAGTCTACACAATAGTTAACCTCGTCGTTAGGCGCTAAGCTAAATGTCTGAGATACTCCACACGACAAGCACTCATCAGGCTGAGGCAATTGTTGGTCGTTGGTACAAAGCACATACTCTCCCATGTATGGGTCAAATCCGCCAAGCTTCTGATTGGTGAATGTCTCAATAAAGTTGTCACGGAACCAAGTCCTCATGCCTATTTCTGATACCACACGAAGTTGGTCATTGTTGTAAGCTGCTCCTTTTAATTGTATAACAGCACCACGCTTCACATCAGTAAAGTACCTGTCGTATCCCCACTGAACGTAACTCTCAGGGTTGAAGCTGATACCGTATTTCTCAACACGCGCAATCTGCGTACCCAATACCTCAGGTACTGAGGTAATAGCACCGCCTGCGGCAGCGTCTGACAACAAGTTCTTGCCTGCAAGTACGTATGAAATCTTATCCTCTTGTAGGGTAAGCACATCAGTCTCACGGCCATCCAATCGGTAGATTGGGCCAAATGAATCCTCAAGTGCCTTATAATTGAGTAAGCCCAAGTTGAACTCATTCAGCTTGTTGACGTTTGACTCGTCATTGTAGATGCCACTATAGGTTATGTCCGCAAATCGGTCAGCTTCTTTATAATCTTGAGCAGCAACACTAGTCACACGGTTACCCAAGTTGAATGGTCTACCACTAATTGAGTCAAGAATCTTGTAGCTCTCTGCCCCGTTACCGAAAGCAAAGCAGTTAAAGAACTCAGTGTCTACAATCCCCGGAACGCCAAGAGCAATGTCTTGGTCTTGAACGTTGCCTAAGTGGTTACCGTCAGCGTCGATGCCAAATGACATGTTATTCTCGAAGAACACATCAGGCAAAGCATCGGTTGGCTCTGTTTCAAATATCAAAGTAGTCTCCGCACGGAATACCTCAATGTTAACAATCACCGTAGAACGGCGCTTTTGTTTTGAGAATAATCCCGTACAACTGATAGTTCCGCTTACTATTAATACAAGTTTGTTAGAGTTTGCGCCTCCTGATGGAAAGCGGAAGAATCTATAATAGTTCGTACATAGGTCGCATGGAATGTCGTCAATAGTAGCCGCTAGCGTAGAAATGTATTCATTGTCTGCGTCGCATTGGCCACCACCAATATCTTGAATACCATCGTTTAGAATAAGCTCAACGTTGTCTCCATCCCACCAATCTTTCATGTTGGAATAGTTGTTTGATGCGATGAGCGTTTTCTCTAATGTATAGTTTCGTTTCTCACAAGAGTTGTTACCATCTCCGGTTCCTTGACGCTTGAATTTAAAGCTAAGCTTGATTCGGCTACCGGCAGGAACAGTGTAGTCAACCCATTCTGATGTGGCTGTGTCAAACCTGTTCATGTCATAAGCAAGAACAGCGCACTCTCCTCCACTATCTTGGTCTACCTGTACATTACCCGGGGCAATAACCGCAAGCTCGTCCTGAACAACCGAAAAGCTGTTTGGATTAATCTTCATGTACACTCCTGATGGGACCGGTATATCTACTGATGGGTCTAGTTGACTAGGTACCACAATAAAACCTGCTTGCTTGGCTTCCTTCTCAAGGACTGTAGCATACACGCAGCTGCCTGTTGGCCCACTCGTGTCGGCCTTTACAATCAATCGGTCTCCCTGCTCAATCTTCTTGGCGTTCTCGCCTTCGAGCAAGAAGTATGCGTTATTGCTCAACGGGTCCAAAAAGAAGATGCTGCTATAGATAGTCTCGTAGTTCTCCTCGTCAGGCTTGATTACAAACTTGTATCGAGTAGCCCAATATGGTGCTCTCTGAGAAGTAGGTATTACAACCTGAATGCTGTTTTTGGTATCAGATGCGGAGCAGGGAACGTAAACAGTATTTCTTGGGCTCACCAATGCAGTTGACGCACGGTTGAACTCATCCATATAAACAATACCTATCTCGTAACCACGGTTGCTGTGCAAACTTTGTGGAGAACTTATCTTCTGATAAAATGCCTCAGCAAATACCACAGAGTAGTACTCGAACACGTCAAACGTTGGAGTAGTCGTGTTGTTTACAAAACGCATTGCAGTGAATTGGAATCCAATCTGCTGACTGCTAGGCGATGTGATGATGCCAATAGGCTGTCCTCCTGCACTGATACCACTTGCAAACTTGATAAGCGCATCCAAGTTGTTTGGAATCGCACAGTTTATCAAGTCAGTAAATGTTGTGCCATCGCATGACGTAGGGTTCGTAGGGTCGTAAACAGGCTTGATGTTTGCCACTGTCCCAACCGCCTCCTGAAACTCAATGCTTGTAGCAAGAGCGTAAACAGAAGTGTAAGATGTTGGCAGTACAAATGAGAATGTAGCAGATACGTTCTCTGTCTCTTCAGTAGGGAATGGCGTGTCTCCCGAAAATCCTTGGTGACTAATTCTAACCTCAAGCGTAATAGCTGCACCCTGCACAAGGTCAACACCCGTAAGGTCAACGTTTACGATTGAGTTAGGAATAGTCTGAGGGCCATCGTAGTTGTATGAGCCCGATGATGTTGAGTCAGACAAAGATGATTGGTCAATCAACTCCGTAACCAAATTAGCGTCATACGTTAATCTGACAGGGTTGTTGTTCTCATCAACCATATTGTACCCCTCAACATAGTTCCCGTACATAAGGCGGTTGCCCATGATTGTCTGAGCTTTTGCTAGGCGAGGTACGTTGTCGTACAAACGAAGCAACTCAGACACCGGCAATACGGTAAAAATCTTGCTATTGGTAAATGTGAATGTGTAGTTGGTATTGTCTGCAAGACCAAGTTCAGCCTTGTCAAGCTTCTCGATAACACGAATTACATTTCCTGATGACTCCTTGAAAAGTAAGTCAATACCTCTAACCAACGGACCACCTGTGTTGTAAGTAACAATCACAGTGTTGGCGATGTTGGTCATCCCCTCGTTCAGGAAGCTATTGATGCTAAACTGAAAAGGCTTGGGGATAAATGCCGGCTCAGAGAATTGTGAAGTCGCAGAGTATTCGCCATCCTCATAGCGGTAGCGGTATGCGAAACACAAGAACCTGTTTTCCATAAAGTTCTCCTGATTGGCTGTAATGATTGGCTGAATACCGGGAGAAGTAACAGGTGGTTTCTTAATAACCATGATAGACTCCGCAGAGAATTGGTCAAGGTTACCTACCGGGTCAGCATAGTTACGAGTGCGATTGATGAATCGTGGTGGGTTATAGTCATCCGTAAAGAATAACAAACGGTCAACGATGTCAACACCTGTAATTAAATACTGAGGGTTGAAGTTTAAAGTTGTATCTACACCATCACCATCGTCAATACTGATTACGTGGTATGTCAAGATGTTTGTGTACACATTAAAGGACACAATCATGTCAAGCTTTCCTGTAGCTCCAACCGGGAAGTTGCTGTCGTGGATAAACCAATATAGCGTTTCGTTTGCGCTATCGTCAATGGCACCAATACAACGAGCATCATTACTCAGTGGTGTACCGTCAATGTACCTTAATGAAGTCAACCGAATGTTGCCCTTCGTGTTTTCAATCACACCAATTTCAGCATTCTCGGTAGACCCCATGCGGACGTTAAGAGCGTCAATGTATTCGCCGTCAGGAATAAGGCGTTCATCGACAACCTTATTCATTCTACCCGCTATGAAGTTTCTAGTGAGATTTGCCATGTTATTTTATTTGCTTGTCCATTCCTCTCAGGTTCATCAATAGACGTCCGGGATGAATGTTGCTGATTCTAATTTTCGCATTGCGCAACAATGCAGTCTTTTCTTTACGAGCACGAGCTACAATGTATTCTTGTACGCCAAGCTTAGCATTGAGAATCTCGTACTGAATATATGCGTAGATGTATTTCTCGAACAACTTGTTCACAGTAACCAACGCGTCATTGCCATTCTCCATACCATCAGAGATATATTCGAGAATCACAGACTGACCGTACATGTCTGAGTTGAAGTTGATTACACCATACTTCTTGTCGATTGCGAACGTTGGGTTGAAGTTGGCAGTCTCTGTGTTGAGGCCGTAGCGAGCGCCAATGCCATACTCAAAGTACCATCCTCCGTCAATGTTCCATCCTTCTTGTCCGTTGTATGGGCCACCGTTCAAGTAGATGCTTTTCTTCTGTCCATGCAAACGCTGCAAGTCAATCTCAGAGAACTGAGGCTGAAGCACGTTACCGTTTTGGTCAAACAGGATAACACCTTGTTGGTCCTGCAAGTAAGCCTGAGCTGATAGAATCTGAATGTTTTCTGTAAGTGGTCTTAGGTAGCCGTCCTTATAAAGGTTTACCCTTACCCAATTGACGTAGTCAGAAGGTAGGATGTAACGCAAAGAGTCATCCACTGTAAGCTCTAGAACTTTAATTTCTTTGAAGGCGTCATAGTTCAACTCTTGAACTGCACGCTTGGCGTGGAACAAAATCTTGAAACGCTCTTCGTTATTTACCAATGAGTGGTTGCCTGAGTACATCAACATAAAGTTGTTGACGATGTCAAACAGGCTTACGTATTGATACGAGCCCCAATTGGCGTCTGCGGGTTGGTTACCGTTATTGGCGTAGTATTGATACTGACTGATGTATGCCATGATTATTGCGATTGTTTTTGTTCCTCAAGAGCGCCAAACTGAGCAACCTGAATCTCACGAATAGACATGCCGCAGTATTGGAGAATCTTGGATACGAGTTTATACTCATCCTCAAAAGGAACCTCAAAGTCTTGGTAATCAGATTGAGATTGGTCGAACACCGGCTCGCCACTTGCCAACGTGATATACGTCCACTTAGGGTCTTTTGGGTATCTAAAGTATTGAGCGTCTACCTCTGATGGCAAGTTAATGCTCGAAGGATAAACGGTCATTATACCACCTTCCTGAGTATACGCAGGGTATTGTTCAGTTGGTGTGGTCAATAAAGAGTTTGTCAGCATTGTAATCTGACTGTGGTTTACTTTTTCCGCCTCGCCTTTAAACACACGAGTAACACCCGAAGCATCGTAGCAAAGGACCTTGTTAATCAGGAAGTAATCAAAACCTGTGGTAGTTAATGATGGGGTGAAGTATCTGTTCGAACCCGGCGCTACTTGAGTCAGAGTTGATGTCTGAGAAAAAATTTCAATACACTCCTCGATTGATTTCTTCAAGTCAGCATAAGATGTGCCCGAAGTACGAGCATTCTCCATGTTAATAGCCTTGTTGTATGCTGAAAAATATTCCTCAAATATCTCAAGCTGAGACTGTTTGGCATACAGGTTAAAGTCAGACGGCGACACATATCCGTAGTTGTTCTTATTGAGAACGGCAAGTACGGTATTTCTTACAGAATTTATCATTATACTGTTTTTACAAAGATATACAAAAAAAAAGAGGGTATAGAAATACCCTCCTTATCAATTGCTTACTTAATGTCAAGCTATTACAAGCTGTTCTCAAGCATTTTTAGGGCATCTATTCCTTCATCAGTCTTCAGGAAATTCGCTACAGAAAAGTATGGGTCCTCGCCGTATGGCACAGTAAGCATTTTTTTCTTGTTTGAAGTGGTATTAAACCACACTTCCTTGTGACCGTTTCTGAAAGTTAAGAGTTTATTTTCAAAAAACATGTGCACGTTAGACTGTAATTGCAACATCGGGTCCTCAAGGATTCCCAAGAAGCCACGAGGGTCACGCTTAGCATAAACCAAAATATCACGCTTCAGCTCTGCTGATGTAAAACGAGAGGGGTCTTTACCGAATAGAACACGGCAAACAGTCTCAAGTTGCTCAATACTTAATTGACGAGCCTGAACTAAAGCATCTACCTCGAATGAAAGCGACTCAACTTCTTGAGCAGCGTCTTTCTCGTTGTCCATCTCTACGAACGTGCGACCGTTCAATGGGTGATAATGCAAAAAAGCCTGCAGTACAGGGTTGTTTTTTGGTACACTCAAAAATCCGTTTTCAAAGATAATAGGCTCTACGATTGCATTGCCATCTTGCTCATCCTCGAATGGGCTCTTTTGGTTGATTGCGTATCGTAGTGGTCTATTTACGTTATTTACCTCATCAAACCACAATAGCGGGTAACGCTTGGTGTTTCTAGATGGAATAGTATAAGACAGCGGAGCTACCTTTCCTTTCAATTTGTAGACCTTGTCTACAGGGGTTGTGTTATTTTTCATTTGATATGATATGATTAGATTTTAAAAAAAGGGGGAGTGTCTTTGAAGACACCCCACCCTATTATTCCCTCGATTAAGAACCGTAACGGAACAATACGAAGTTGTTAGCACCCAAGGTACAAACGCAACGCTCAGAGAGGAAGTTCACCTCCATTGCATCAAGGTCGCTTGTTTGAGCACCACCGGCAGAACCTGTAATCCAAGTTTTGTAACGGCGGTCTTCAGTCTCAGACGCACGGTAACGTACGTGCAAGAAAGGACGCTTGGCGTTCTTACCCATGATTTGGTCGTACACGTTTGTAGAACCTGCAGGAACTAACAAACCTGTTACAGTACCGGCAGCGCTAGAACCTGTAGGAAGGCCACCACGCATAGTTGGGTCGTTCAAGTATTTCCAATCAGACTTGTAGAAGTCATAACCACGACGGAAACCGGTGAAGCCCAAGTTCAAAGCCATGTCTTTGTCGTTGTCGAACAAACCATAGCTAGTACCGTTGGTACCGTAGCTGTTCTGAGCAGCCAACATATCGTCGATGTCGAAGCTAAAGGCACGGTTTACGAAGATTACGTTCTCTTCGATAGAGCCTTGCTTGTCCAAGCGAGAAATGATGCTGTCGAAATCAGCCAAGGTAGTTGGGTTACCACCACCCCAAACGTTACCACGAGTGTTAACAACGTAGAAGATACCTTCTGAACCTTTGTTACCAACTTGGTTGTTTGCAGTTTGAGTAGCAGCACCTGAACCTGTTTCAGCAGGAACGGCTTCAATCATTGCAGTCTCAAGGTAGTCCTCGAAACGCAAACGAGTTTCGTGCTCACTCTTTAAGTACCACAAGTATCCGGTAGCACCGTTCTCAGTGGTTACTTCAACCCATCCAATCTGTGCCATGTCAGACCCGCTTACAGCGTACTTGTCCTTGATGATGATTGGAGAGTTTTCGAAGAACTCATCTTCGCCTTCCAAAGAACCAATCATTCCATTGGTACCTTTTTTGAACTCAGAACCGTAAATCCATACAGAAAGAACTGCAGTTCCTGAGAACGTTTGACCACCACCTTCGTAGTAAGCTACGTCGAAAGTGCTGTTAGCAGTGTCAACATCGGTAACGATACCTTTGTTAGACAAGCCTGTAGCGTTGTCAGAGATGAATACAGTTTGACCAATACGGATTGCGATGCCGGTTACGTTGGCGTCGTTTACAGTGATAACTGCAGTGTCAGCAGCTGCTGCGGCAGAAGAATCACAGTTTACGTATTTAGTGTGCAAACGACCTTGTTCTGCCCATTTAATCATGTCAGAGTTTGAAGGCATTTCAGCACCTACCATACGTAGGAAAGAAGCAACAGTACGATTACCGTAACGCTCAAATTCTTTCTCGTAGGTATCAGGAAGATACTGATTCAAGAAGTCGAAGTTGGTAATGTAGTTGGTAGACAATGGTACCTGCTCAGCACTCGGCTGAAGCTGATACCCGGGGGTTGGTAATACAGCCATTTTTTTAAGTTTTTTTTAGATTTTTTTGATGCTACGGATTTTTAGACTCCTTCCGTTGTCTTGGTTGACCGCTTTCACCTGCATTCCACCCTTACTCATGGCCTCAGGCGCACGGCGCTCAGACATATTGATGTTTTTAGTCTGACGCATTACGTCCTCGGTTGCGTCTGCCAAGCCCTGCTCATAGAAGAACTTAGCAAATTTGTCGGGGTTCATTGCGATTGACAAAGCCTTATGGTATCCTTTTGCATCCTTGATAAGACCACTCTCATCCAAGTACTTCGAAACGAAGTTCATTGGGGTTGACTGAGCCTTTTTCAATTCAGCAGCGGCACCGGGAGAAAATGTAAACTTCTTTTCATTCAACTCGAACTCAAAACCGGTGAAGTCTTTACTAAAGACCTCATCAGACTTTTGGTCAAACCATTGACGCTTCCGCTCATTTTCCTCCTGCAAGGTCTTCGCCTGCTTTGTATACTGACGATAGGCATCGAACTCTTCTTTCTCTTC